CTGACCTACGGTTGTGTCACAGCGCCTCGCAAATTCTTCGAGAGCTGCCTTATCAAAACCCTTTAAATATTCGTGCAGAGTCATATGCACCTCCTATTGAAAAGCGAGATTAGCAATTGCTAATTGGCAACGCAATAGCAAACAGTAATTTACTGTTTGCTAACGCGCATGGATGATTGCGCAATGGATATCAGCACACAGCGAACAGCAGCTCTGCGACGGGTGATGGGCAACATCAGCCAGAAAGACTTTTCCGACCTTCACGGGCTGGATGCTTCCTATTTGTCGCAACTTTTGAATGGTCACAGGAAGCTCGGCGAGAAGGCTGCGGCGAACCTTGAAGAGAAAATCGGGCTTCCTAAGGGCTCATTGGTGAGCCCGCCAATCACGGATGAGGCGCAAGCGTTGACTCCGGCTCCTGCAGCCAGCCCTCTACCCAAAAAGCGGGTTATGGAGGCGCTTGGGTTCGTCACAATCCCCCACCTCAATGTGGCGGACTCACTGGTGCCGGGCCATGACCCAAGTCAACAGATCGAGGTAATACGAGATCTGACAGTCCATTCCGACTGGCTCAAATCCCAAGGGCTGGCGTATTCCGCATTGGAAAACCTAGCCATCATCACGGGCGACGGGGATAGCATGGACCCTACGTTCAGGGACGGTGACGCGCTGCTGGTGGACAAGGGAATAACGACGATTCGAACCGACGCTGTATACGCGTTTACCCTCGATGGAGACTTATTTATCAAGCGCCTACAGCGCATGACTGGCGGAACGCTACGCATGATCTCTGACAACCCGGTGTACCCGGCAATCATGATCGATGGCGTAGACCTGGAGAAAATCCACATTCACGCCCGTGTACTCATGGTCTGGAACGCCAGAAAACTTTGATTCTGATACATCCCGAAACCCGCTATACGCGGGTTTTTTTACGCCCATCATTCACAGGAGTACATCCGTACTCTTTTGTTGCGAGCTGACGCCATCGCGGATACTGTATGCGCATACAGTAACCAAGGAGGAAACCTCATGGCATCGAAACAACCAAAGTCCCCGCCTCTGCCAACCTCACTCGAAATGCTGGGTGCGCGCTTACAGAAAATCATCAACTCACCAGCAGCACAGAAGGCTCGCGCAGCAGTCATTTGCAAGTCCCCAGACGAGCGGCAAGAAGATTGGGAAAGCATCCTAGAAGCCATCGCAGAAACGGACGGCGTTCACATGACGCAGCTTGAGGATGACTCCGTCAAATTAGCCTGGGTTGTACCGGAAAAAGACTAACGCCCAAATAATTTAGCAATTGCTATTGCATAATTATTTAGCTGTTGCTAATTTTTACCTTGTCTACCTCTCACCACAAGGTAAAAAACGATGCAAACAACGCAGCAAGCTAACCGCTGCAGGGTATTCCTTCATCCCGCAGCGGCAACCTCAAAAGCCTCTATTGAGGCCATTCAGCACCGCACAGGCCTGCTGATCATCACCACCCCGAAAAAACGTCACGCCCAACTGAATCAAGTTGGTGACTCACTGCCATGGGGAGGTGATGCAGCATGAGCCAACTCCTCATCGGCCTCACCGGCCCCGCCCGTACGGGCAAAAGCACCACGGCGCATCATCTCTTGCTCGAACACGGCTTCGAGTGCTACGCCTTTGCTGATCCACTACGCGACGCACTGATGGCGATCTTCCAGCTGTCGCCAGAGGCCTTTGAAGGCGCTGCAAAGGAAGAACCTATTGCTTGGCTGGGTCGCTCCCCTCGCCAGCTGATGCAGCTGCTCGGCACCGAGTGGGGCCGCCATATGATCAGCGCGAATCTGTGGGTCGATTTGGCAGAACAGCATCTTGATGCTCTCGCCAACGCTTCGTGGCCTGCACCAGACTTTGTGATCAGCGACCTGCGCTTTGAGAACGAGGCGGACTTCGTCCGCAAACGTGGTGGCGTGGTCGTGCATCTCCAGCGCTTCGACGCACCTAAGGTTAACCCTCACCTAAGTGAGGCAGGCGTGTCGCTTCACAAAGATGACCTGGTGCTGGTTAACGACGGCGATTTGCCAAGCCTGCAACGTCAAATCGAAGAGCTGATTCAGACGCTACAAGCCCGTAGCGCCAGAGCAGCAGCCTGAGCGCTCAGCCATGAACAGAACTCTCGACGAAACGGCGGCGGTCTTGGGACTCAAGCCACGCGCTTTTCGGGCTCGCTTACGCGAACTGCGAATTTTGACGCCGGAAGGCGATCTTGCGAGCCAACACCGCGACCGTGGCTACCTGTTCTCGGACCCTCGCAGCCACTGGAATCCGAAGATCCAGCAGTACCGGCATTACGCAGTGGTGCTGGTCAAGGAACCGGGCGTCGAGTGGCTCGCCAAGCAATTGAATATCACCATCAATCGTCAGCAGAAGGACTCAGCAGCATGAATAACACTGCCATTACCCATGCTGTCGGCGCTCTGAAATTGGTGCCGATGTTTCTCAACCATCCGACCATCGTCAGCCGCGCCACGGTGATTGGCGCAACCACGGAAGCGCTCGAAATGCTGGAAGGCTTGCCACCCGTTACAAGCGAGCTGGCCGAGGTGTTTCGCTTGGTTGATTCGGTTGTACAAAACGGCCAAGTGGCCTATGTGACCCCGACTAATAGCCCGGAACGCCCTTACGGCGCTGTCGTGGCAGACGCGTACGGAAGGCTGCTTGCAACGGCCACGGGCAAAACTCCACGCGGACTCGCCGAACTGATCCGCCTGCAGTTGCTGCCCACAGCAGAGGGGTCGGGGGAGCAAGTAGCGTGACTGACACCCTGATCCAATTGCGCTCAGAGTTCGCAACACCTTGCCCAACGCTAGCCGCAGTGCGGGAGCGGTATTTTTCGCATATCACCAGCGACCGTTACCTCCTGCGAAAGATCAGCGCAGGCGCGATTCAGCTAAAGGTGACGCGACTGGGAGGACGGCAAGGCCAAACGGTTGTGTACCTGCACGACCTGGCTGACTACCTCGACACGCAGCGCAGCAAAGCAGCCTGAATTCTCACCACGGCAACAAAAGAAGGCACAGCACATGAAAGCAACTAATACCGCCGAGTTTATCGGCGAACTCAACGCCGGCGTCTTCGCCGACCAAATCGGGCACGCCCTGTCTGAAGTGGCGGCAGGCGTAGTGGACAACAGCAAGGTCGGCACGGTGACCGTGACGTTCACCCTGAAACAGATTGCGAGCAGCCATCAGGTGGCGATCAATCACAAGCTTTCCTACAAGGTGCCGACCAAGCGCGGCAGTCGCAGCGAAGACACAGCGCTGGAGACGCCGATGTACGTCGGCGAAGGTGGACTGCTGACCTTGTTCCCCGAAACACCCGCCGCCGGTCAGCTGTTTGATCGGAACGCCGCGCCGATTCACGCGAAGTCCTAATCCCTAAATTCCATCCTCTCACCACAAGGAACACGATCCAATGGAAGCCAAGGCAATTCAGCTTATCCAAGACACCGCCGTCCTCGCGCATGCGAAGCAGCTCGACACCTTCACCCCGGTTATTGTGCTGCCCGAAGGCGCGCGGACGCACAGCCTGGAGGCATATCAGGAACACCGCAGTCGTTTTCGGGGCGCCATGACCACCAGCTCCCTGAAAGACTTTGCTGACTACACCCTGACTCACGCAGGTACCGACAGCGCTGGCTTCGTCAACAGCGACGAAATGTCGTGCTCCGTACTGTTCAACCTGGGCGATCAGGATCTTGCTGGGCACGGCGATTTTTCCGCCCGATTGGTGCTGAAAAAGACCGCTGCATTCATTGCCCTTGAGAGTGCAGCTGGCCGTGCTCACACCCAAAAAGAACTCAGCGATTTTATCGAAGACTGGGCACCGAACCTTGCGGCCATCACCCCCGACGGCACGGACATCGACCTGCGTCGAGCAGCGGGCGCAATTCGCTCCATCACCATCGAGCAGGCCCGCAAAAGCGAACACGTTGTCGGCGACATGAGCGCATCCCGATCGGCCATGGATCAGATCGAAGCCAAATCAGCGGAAGGTCTGCCTGCCGAGCTGCTGTTCCGCGTCATCCCGTACGAAGGCTTGCAGGCTCAAACAATCCAGCTGCGCCTGGCCGTGCTGACCGGCGGTGACAAACCGATGCTTCGCCTGCGCTGGATCGGCGAAGCGCAGTCGCGCGAAGACCTGGCGCAAGAGTTCAAGCACGTCGTTGCGTCTGAAATCGGCGGCGCCGCGAAGCTGACCATTGGCAGCTTCCAGCTCGGCAAGTAACCAGACAAACCAGACCAGTCATAAGCCCACCGCCGGCCTCTCACCACGAAATCACGGCGGTGGCATCAATACAGGACGCACAGCACATGCAACCAATGCACTTTTTGACTCTGATACTTGTTGTCGTACTCGCAGTCAGCCTGGCACGCATCGCAACCAGAGCCATCGCCAAAGATCGTCGCTATCAGTTCGCACAAGGCCGCGCCGCTGGCCGGATCGAAGGGCGGTCGGAGAAACTGAGCGCACACAACGCTCTGCAACAGGAAAACCTGCAGACGCTGGTGGATATCTCCACCACGCTAAATGTGGCCAATAAGTTCTGGTTGGGGCTACCCGGCACAGAGCCATACCGGCTTCGCGTAGTGGAGCACATGAAAGCGCTGGGCCGGATAGCAACGCGTATCAAAGAGCTGGATCAGGCTCCGAGCGACCTGCAGCGGGAACAGGAGAAGGCAGCGTGATTGCCCCTCTGCGGCGTAAAGCCCGCCTGAACAGCCGTGGCCTCTGCACCGACTGCAATGTCATGTGCGACCAGTGCGGTATTCCCCGCAACAAAGGTCGCCATGACCAGTGCAGCAAGAAAAGACAGGCAGCACGCGCCGCTCGGCTCGCGGCTGAAACACAGAACGATGCATGAGGATTCACACATGAGCGCTGCACAGAAACTCGACTTTCAAATCATGTCTGGCGAATGGTTTCGTCAGGACCTACTTCAACCGGTCTTTGGTCTTACCCCCGAGGCCGCTCGCAAATATCGCACCCGTGGCCTCTGGTTAGAGAATAAGCATTGGCGCCGAGACCCGGCCAACGTGATCGTCTTCAACCGTAAGGAAATTGAACGCTGGATGGGTGGGCAGCTGTGACGGAAAAGCTCCCTACCGGCGTAGAAATGAATGGCAAGCAGCTGCGAATTGTTTTCCAGCTGCACGGCCAGCGCTGCCGCGAGCCGCTGGCCGGCATTGTTAAAATAAACAAAGCCGCCATCGCTTATGCCGACAACAAGCGTCGCACGATTCTCGCCGAGATCAAGGAAAACCGTTTCGACTATGCAGCGCACTTCCCAGACTCCCCACGGGCAGCTACCTGGTCATTAAGCCCCGGGATTTCGCTCAAGCGAACCGTAAAGGAAGGACTAGTAAAGTGGCTAGACGTCCAAGAGGTCCGCAAGGCAAAGAGCACCTTCGACAACTACGTCAGCAAGGCAAATCACGTCGAGGCAAAGTTCGGTAAGCGCCGCTTCATGGATATCAGTAAAAGCGAGCTAGAACTGTGGCAGGTCCAGCTCTTGAAACAGGAATTGGCCCCGAAGACAGTTAACGACATCTTCACCATAGTCCGAGGCATTTGGGCGGATGCATTCGAAGACGGCGTAATCAAAACCAATCCACTAGACCGGATTACAAACATCCAAATTGACGCAGATAATGAAACAGCCGACCCCTTCACTCGTGAAGAACTCAAGGCTATTGCGGAGGCTGATCCGGCACGGGCAAAAGACGTTCGAATGGTCCTGTTCAACTGCTGGACGGGACTATCACTTTCCGAGCTTATCGCAGTGGCTCGAGAGGACGTCGACATGGCGAAGGGGACAATCACCGTGAAACGCGCATTCGTCGTCGGCCAATTCAAAGTGCCGAAAGAGCGTTCACGCATTCGCGTGGTTGAATTGATAGCGCCCGCCCTCGAGCTGATGCGACAACTGATGGAGGACGTAGCGGATTGCCAACCCGTCGAAATTGACGTGATCCAGCGAGACAACATCACCAAGCGGAAAGAGAAAGTGCATTTCCTGTTTCGCAGCTCTACCAGCGGCCTGTTATGGAACGGTAAGACGATCAGCAAATGGTTCACTGCTCACTTGGCCAAAGCCGAAGTGCGTCACCGGGGTGCTAACCAGTGCCGCCATACGTTTGCCAGCCAAGCACTATCTAGCTTTGTACCGGTGGAATGGGTAGCTCGCCAGCTAGGCCACAGCGACTCCACAATGGTGAAAAAGCACTACGGCAGATGGATACCAGCAGACACCAAAAGCATGGCTACGGTAGTTTCGGAGATGATGGGGTTTAGCTCTGAAGGTCTGCCTATAACACCCGAATTGCTATCGGCCCGAAAATAAAAAACCCGGCAAATCGCCGGGTTTTTCATACAGCGCACGGCAACGCTTATCCTTCTGCTGATTTCTCATCTAATCTGAAAAGCCCAATGACGCCAGCTCCGAGAAAATCCTGCTAGCAAGTAGGATTTGGCCCGCAACGCCAATTGACAATCGAGACGTGGCATGATGGCATCAGGTCAACTAATCGAGCTGAGCCTGAACCATGCCAGAGGCCTTTTACAAGTACATGACTTACAGCACTGCCAACATCGTGCTGAAAAATCAGACCCTCCGCTGGAGTACACCCGCGACCCTAAACGACCCCTACGACATTCAATTTGATCTACGTATCAACTTCGATCGTGAAGAAGTTCTTCGCGCCACACTAGATAAACTGTGGAAAGTATTCACTGGTGAGCTTCAAGGAGATCCTGGAAATCAAATGTCTGCGGCAATGGATCTCATGAGACCAATGCTTAAAGGTATATCAAAAAAAATTTTCA